GTCAAATTTCCACATCCACAAAATCAGAATCCGGGGTAACGATATGGCCAGACCGAGGACGCCAACCAACGTCCTAGCCATGCGCGGTTCGTTCAAACACAACCCCCAGCGTAAGCGCGAAGATGCGGCTGTTGATGGCGATATCGGCACACCTCCGCCCTATTTCAACGCACGCGAATCCGTGGCATGGCAGGAGATTGTGGACAATGCGCCTATCGGCGTCCTCAGTTCCGCAGACCGGCAGATTGTCGAGGTGCTATCCCGGCTGATTGCCGAGTGTCGCGAAAGCTTCATTGATTTTCCGGTGCAGAAGCTGGCGCGGATCGAGTCCATGCTAGGCAAGCTCGGCATGACGCCAGCCGACCGCAGCAAGGTCTCCGGCAAGAAGCAGGACAACAACCGGAACGCATTTGCCGACCTATGAGCACAAAGCCTGTCTGCCAAAACGTCAGGGATGCGACGAAGTACTGCAAGGACGTGGTTGCGGGAAAGATTCCGGCATGCAAATGGGTAATACTGGCCTGCCAGCGACACCTTGACGACATGATTAGCAGCAAGGACAAGACATTCCCCTACGTTTTCGATGAGAAACGGGCGGAAAAGGTACTCAGGTTTATCCAGTTGCTGCCCCATACCAAGGGCAAATGGGCGGCAGGAAAGCAGAATATCAGGCTGGAACCGTGGCAAAAATTCAGCATCGGGATGCCTTTTGGCTGGATACACCGCGAGAAAGGCACCCGGCGCTATCGTAAAATCCTGATTTTTGTTCCACGCAAGAACGGAAAAAGCATCATTGCGGGCGGAATCGGTAATTACATGCTGTCCATGGACGGAGAGTTCGGAGCCGAGGTCTATTCCGGAGCAACAACTGAAAAGCAGGCGTGGGAAGTTTTCCGGCCTGCCAAGCTGATGATCGAGCGGACACCGGAACTGCGCGAACACTGCGGCATTGAGGTCAATGCAGGTAGCATGATCATCCTGCGCGATGGCAGCCGGTTCGAACCCGTGATCGGCAAGCCAGGCGACGGATCCAGCCCGTCCTGCGCCATTGTTGACGAATACCACGAACACCAGACCAGCGATCTCTACGACACGATGGAGACCGGCATGGGTGCGCGTGAGCAACCGGTCATGCTGGTCATCACCACGGCGGGATCCAGTATCGGAGGCCCCTGCTACCAGATGTGCCGCGATGCCCAGCGGATGCTGGATGGCGCGATTGATGACCCGGAAACATGGGCCATGCTGTACACAACGGATGATGGCGACGACTGGACATCCGAGGATGCGCTGATCAAGGCCAATCCCAATTACGGCATCTCGATTGACGCTGACTTTCTGCGGTCACGACAGCGCGAGGCGATGCAGTCCAGCCAGAAGCAGGCGATTTTCCGAACCAAGCACCTCAACCACTGGGTAGGCGCGAAGACTACATGGATCAACATCCTCAAGTGGAACACCTGCAGGCCGCGCCTGCCGCTGAAGGAGCTGGAGGGCAGGCCGTGCTATGTCGGCGTGGACTTTGCCAGCAAGGTCGACATTGCGGCTTTGGTGGCCGTCTTCCCTCCATATGGTGACGACGACCGGTGGCACGTCCACGGCTGGTACTACTCTCCCGAAAATCGCGTTCTGGAGATGATTGACGGCAACAGCGCGCTTTACCGGCAGTACCATTCCGATGGCCTGCTGACGCTGACCGAGGGCGATGTGATCGATTTTGAGGCAATCAAGGACGACCTGCGCGGCATCGCATCACGGTTCGACCTGCAGCAGGTCGGCTTTGACCCGTGGCAGGCGACGCAGTTTGCCAGCGAGATGATCGACGAGGGCCTGAACATGATCGAGGTCAGGCAGACCGTGCAAAACATGTCTGCGCCAATGAAAGAAGTCGAGGCGCTGGTCATGTCCGGAACCCTCTCGCATGGCTCCTGTCCTGTCCTGACGTGGATGGCATCCAATGTCGTTGCCAAGATCGACGCGAAGGACAACATCTACCCCAACAAGGAGCGGGCAGAGAACAAAATCGACGGAGTCGTCGCGCTGATCATTGCAATCAACCGGGCGATGACAAGCATTGCCGACACCGGCTCATCTATCTGGGTACTCGAATGAAGAAGCGCATCCGGCAACGTCAGCAAACGGCTGTAAAAGCGGCCGGCAGCCTGCCGATCAGCTCGGGCGTCTATGGCTCCGACCTCTACAGCCTGATGGCCACAGCCAACGCCAGCGGACAGCCTGTGACCGAGGCCACCGTGATGTGCGTCAGCGCGGTCTATGCCTGCGTGCGCCTCATCTCTGGCGCCGTGGCCAGCCTGCCGCTGCCCATCTACCGTGAAAGCAGTGACGGCAAGAACCGCAGCAGCACCCAGCTTCCGGTGCGCGATCTGCTGAACAAGCAGCCAAATCCCCGGTGCAGCGCCAGCACGTTTTGGCGCTACATAATGACCAGCAAGCTGTTGCATGGTGACGGGTTCGCGAAGATTATGCGCAAGAGCCGCACCTCGCCGGAGATTGAAGCGCTGATTCCATGGCATCCGTCCGCCGTGATTGTGCACCTGAACGGCGACCGGCTGGCATACCAGTTTTTCAGCATGCCGAATCTGGACGGCGCATCGCTGCAATCGGAAATGCTGGACCAGGACGATGTGCTGCATTTCACGGGCGTTGGCTTCAACGGCCTGCGCTCAGTGTCGCCACTGCGTCATGCCCTGCGCAACGCCGCCGGGATTGCCCTGGCGGCAGATCGCTACAGTGCGGAGTTTTTCGGAGCCGGGGCAAAGCCGGAAATCGTGCTGAAGAGTACGGCCACAAAGCTGAATGAAGAACAGAAGGAAATGATCCGCTCAGCCTGGGTGGACATTCATGCAGGCAACCGTATGCGGCCCGGTGTGCTGGGTGCAGGCATGGAACTGCATGAGCTGACGATCAACGCGGAGGAGGCGCAGCTGCTGCAGGCGCGTCAATTCCAGATCGAGGACATTGCCCGCATTTATGGAGTTCCGCCGTTCATGATTGGCCACACCCAGAACACTACCAGCTGGGGTTCCGGCGTTGAGCACATGGGCATTGGGTTTGTGAAGTACACCCTGCAGGAGCACCTGGTTGACGCAGAGCAGGAGATCAACCGCAAGTTGCTGCGCAATTCGCCATTTTTTGCCGAGTTTGCCACCGCTGGTCTGGAACGTGGCGACATCAAGACCCGTAACGAATCGTACCGGATCGGCTTGGGCCGCGCCGGTGAACCGGGGTGGCTGACCATCAACGAGGTCCGCGCCTTTGAAAACCTGCCGCCGATTCCCGGCGGTGACGTGCTGGCCGCTGCCGCGCCGGCTGCTGGAGCAACGCCATGAACCAACTGATGAGCCTGTACGCGCTGAACCGCGCGGCCCGGCATGTTTTCCGCGTGGATAACGCCGTGTCGGAAAGCGAGGCCACCATCTACATGTACGACATGATCGTCAGCGATGACCTGACCGCCGAATGGTGCGGCGGCATCAGCCCCATGATGTTCCTGCGTGACCTGGCCAGCATTACCGCGCCCACTATTCATTTGCGCATCAACAGCCCCGGTGGTGACGTTTTCGCCGCCCGCGCCATTGAGCAGGCCATCCGCGACAGTGACAAAACCATCATCTGCCACATCGACGGCATCTGCGCCAGCGCGGCTACGTTCATTGCCATTGCCTGCGATGAAGTGGTGATGTCGCCCGGTGCGCTGTTCATGATCCACAACGGCTGGACGTGGGGCTGCGGCGACCGCCATGACATGACCAAGACGGCTACGCTGCTGGGCAAGGTCGACAGCACCATCGCCCTGAGCTACGCCACCAAGTGCGGCAAGCCACAAGACGAGATCGCCTTGCTGATGGATGCCGAAACCTGGTTCACGGCTCAGGAGGCTCAAGCCTTTGGCCTGGTTGACCGCATTGCCGGTGAGGCCGATGCAGTCCCGCCGGGTGCTCCGGCTGCACCGCCGGAGCCGGAAGAGCCGGAAACGGAAGGCCCGATGGACATGTGGAACCTGTCGGTTTACCGCAATGCTCCGCGCGCCCATAAGCCGAAGGCCCGCACCAGTCCCGCGCCTGCACCTAATCCGCCACCGCCTCCGGCTGCGAAGGCCCCTGATTTTGCCGCGATGACGCGCCGCTTGGCGCTGACCGCTGCCCTGTAAACCCCGGTTTTAACCCGCCACACCCGCAATGTTGCGGGTTTTTTCATTTTGGAGATCCAAAAAATGAAGTCCATTCAAGCCCTCCGTGAGGAAAAGAATGTCGTTGCCAAGCGCGTGCAGGATCTGATGGCCGCCAGCCAACAGCCCGGCACCACCTGGACCACCGAAAACCAGTCCGCCTATGACGCCGACATGGCCAAGATCGAGGCGCTGAATGCCGAGATCGTGCGTACCGAACGCGCCCTGGAAGCCCTGAAGGACAGCCAGCTGCAGGATCAGATCGAGAATGCCGCCAACGGCAAGAAGGCCAGCGCTTCCCGGCGCCTGCTGGCCAAGTGGCTGAAGGGCGGTGACTCCGCGCTGACCGCCGCCGACTGGACCGAGATCCGCAATACCATGTCGACCAGCAGTGGCAGCCAGGGCGGTTACACCGTGCAGTCGGACGTGGCCTCCATCCTGTTCGATGCGCTGAAGGACTACAGCGGTGTGCGTCAGGTGGCCACGATCATCCAGACCGACATGGGCAACAGCCTGTCGTTCCCGACTTCTGACGGCACCAGCGAAACCGGTGAACTGATCGCCCAGAACACCACCGCCACTGCTGCGGACCCCACCTTCGGCACTGCGGCTCTGGATGTGTACAAGTTCAGCTCCAAGATCATCGCCGTTCCGTTTGAGCTGTTGCAGGACAGCAACATCGACATCGAGGCGTTCATCAACCGCCGCTTTGCCGATCGTCTGGGCCGCGTGACCAACACCTACTTCACCACCGGCAGCGGTTCCAGCCAGCCCAAGGGCGTGGTGACGGCTTCTACCCTGGGCAAGACCGGCGCCAGCGGCCAGACCACCACGGTGATCTACGAAGACCTGATCGACCTGGTGCACTCGGTGGACGTTGCCTACCGCGCGCTGGGCCGCTGCGCCTTCATGCTCAACGATGCCACCCTGGCGGCCATCCGCAAGCTGAAGGACAGCGCCGGCCGCCCGATCTTTATCCCCGGCTATGACGGCCTGGGCAACCCGATGCCGGATACCATCCTGGGCTACCCGGTGGTGATCAACAACGACGTGGACACCATGGCGGCCAGCGCCAAGTCCATCCTGTTCGGCGACTTCAGCTTCTACTACATCCGCGACGTGATGCAGGCCGAGCTGTTCCGCTTCACCGACAGCGCCTACGCCAAGCTGGGTCAGGTGGGTTATCTGGCCTGGATGCGCACCGGCGGCAACCTGCTGGATACCGGCGGCTGCATCAAGCACTACGCCAACGCCGCTTCCTGATGACGGCGGGGCCGGTTCGCCGGCCCCACTGGAGCCTGAGTCATGGCCAAGAAAACCGAGACAGTCATCAAGCCGGTGCGTGTTGCCGTGCTGTGTGACTGCACGAACATTGACGGCAGCCGCCTGAAAGCGGGCAGCGTGGTGGAGCTTCCGCCGCACTGCTTTGATGCGCTGCTGAAGGTTGGCATGGTCACGGACAACCCGGACCAGATCGCCTACAACGAGGCAAACCCGGCATGAACCTGACCGTCGTCACCCCATCCGCCGCGCTGCCGGTATCGCTGGCAGACGTCAAACTGCACTTGCGGCTGGATACCGATACCGATGTTGAGGACAGCCTGCTGACTCGCCTGGTACGTACCTCCGCCGAGCGGTGCAGCCACGAAACAGGCCGGGCGATGCTGACGACGGTTTACCGGCTGGATGCGGATATTGGCGAGACGCTGCGTTTGCCGCGTCCGCCGCTGGTGTCTGTGACCAGTGTGGTGCTGACGGATGCGGACGGCAATGAAACCGCGCTGCTGGAATCCGGCTACACCGTGAAAACCACCCGCGCTCATGCGCTGCTGAAGGTAACTGATCCGGGTGATGCGGTGGCGGTAACGGTGGTGTTTCAGTCTGGGTATGGCGCTGCGGCGGATGATCTGCCGGAGGCGCTGGCGGCCTGGATACTGCTGGATGTGGCAACGCTGTATGAGCAACGCCAGGCTGTGACTGCCGGCAATGCTAATGCCATCCCGTATCCGTTTGTGGGTGGTCTGCTGGACGGCTACCGGGTGGACTACTGATATGGATATTGGCAGCCTGAGCCATCAGGTGACCATCGAGCGACCCGCCGAAACGCGCGGTCAGATGGGCAGCCAGAAAAAGGCATGGTCACCGGTCTGCAATACCTGGGCGCGAGTGCAGCCGTTAAGCGGCCGCGCGCTGGAAGTCGCCCAGGCACTGCATGCCGAAGTCACCGTCAAGATCACCATTCGCTACCGCGCGGACGTGGACGAAACCTGCCGCGTGGTTTATCGCGGCACCAATTACGCAGTGCAGTACGTGCTAAACCCGGAAGCGCAAAACCGGGAGCTGCAGCTGTATTGCACCACCGGGGTCAGTGATGGCTGATCCGGTTGCCACAATGACCGTCAGCGGCCTGGCGGATCTGGAGGAAGCGCTGCAAGAACTGGGTAATGCGGTTGCCGGAAAGGTGCTGTACAACGCGCTGATGACCGCCGCTATCCCCATCCAGGACACAGCCATTGCCATGGCGCCGCAAGCCGTCAAACCGTACTACCGGTACAAGCGGCGCGGAAAGAAGGTGCGTGGCAAGGCGGCCGCCGGTCAGCAGGCAGCCGGTACCACCACCGAGAGGGTACTGGAACAGCCTGGCAACCTGCGGAAGAACATCGCCCGCAAACGGCTGAAGGGTCGCAAGTATGCAGAACTGACCGGGGGCGAGGCTTACGTTGGTGTCAGTTGGCAAGGCAATGCTTTTTACGGACGTTTCCTGGAGTTCGGGACCGCCAAGATGGCGGCGCGGCCGTTCTTGCGCCCCGCTTTTGACGCCAGATCCGGTGAGGCCTTGGGCATCTTTATGGACCGCCTGCGTGAAAATATCGAGCGCGCCCGCCGCCGGGCCGCTGCCAAGACCCAGGGGACTGCCCGATGAGTACCACCATCCGCGCCAATGCCGCCGTGACCGATGCGCTGAAGCCCTTGGTCAAGGGTAGAGTGTGGCCGTTTGTCGCCCCGGAAACCAACCCGGGCGCGCCGTACATCACCTACACCCCGATCAGCAGCCAGCGGTTGCAGGCTTTGGACGGCTATACCGGACACAATCAGGTCGCCATGCAGATTGACATCTGGGCGGATGACATTGAAACCACCACGCGCTTGGCCGAGACCGTCATCCAGCTGCTGGAGGCCCGTTCCGACATTTCCGCCCGCGTCCAGCAGGACCGGGACGACCACGATTCCACCACCAACCTCGTTCGGAAGTCGCTGGACTTCCTGATTTGGGAGCAAACGCAATGACAGCAACCGCGCTGAACACCAACAGTACCGTCCTGAAGATCGGCGACGGCGTCACCCCGACCGAAGGCTTCACCAACGTCGGCCAGATTACCGACTGGGACGGATTCGACGAAAAGTCGAAGGTGATCGACATCACCACCCTGGACGACGACTACTCCGAAAAAGACGGCGGTGCCGTGATCGACTCGGGCGCCACCGGCATGGATCTGCTGTATGACCCGGCCAACACCAACATCAACACCCTGCGTTCCGGCGTTGGCACCAAGAAAAACTTCAAGCTGATTTTGTCCAACGGCACCACCCAGTTTGCGTTTGCCGCTGTGATCACCGGCTTCAAGATCATGGGCAAGAAGGACGACAAGATTCGCGCCAAGGTTTCCCTGGATGTGTCGGGCGCCATCACCAAGTCCACCATCACCCCGTAAGGCCCGGCCATGACCCTGAATCGTGAACAACTGCTGGGGCTCGGATTCCGGTCCGAGATCGTCAGCACCCGGGCCGGTAACGTGCGGGTGCGCGTCATGTCCGGTGCTGCCCGCGAGGCGTTTGAGGCATCGCTGGGCAAGGCTGACAACAGCGGCACTATCCGTGCCCGCTGGCTGCGGCTGACGGTATGCAATGAGGCGGGCGAACTGGAGTTCACGGACGAGGATATCCCGCGCTTGGCGCAGCTGGATGCCGACATCTTGATGCCGGTGTTTGCTGTCGCCCTACGTTTGAACGGCATGGCTCCAGAATCGGTGGAGCAAGCCGAAAAAAACTGATTGCCCGGCCGGTCCGCCAGTTCTACTTCCGGCTGGCGGCCCGGCTGGGGCGTTCGGTCAAGGAGCTGCTGGCCACGGTGGACAGCGATGAGCTGACCGAGTGGATTGCAGCCTGGCAGATGGGCCTGCTGGACGAATGGAAGCCGTTGCGTGACGTGATCGACTACGCCAGCGCCGGCATCTGCGCCACCATCGCCAACGTCAACCGGTCATCTGACACACGGGCTTACAGCCTGTTTGATTTCACCCTGTTCGCGGAAAAGCCGGACCGTGATCCGGCGGATCTGGATGCCGAACTGGAAGCAGCCTTCACAGAGAGAGCAATCAATGGCTAATGTCCTTTCCAGCCTGATGGTCACGCTGGGCGCGGATACCGCTGCCTTCCAGCAAGACATGGGCAAGGCCGGGCAGACCGCCAAGACCGAGTTCGAAAAGATCACGGACGGCGCGAAGGCCATGGGCGCCGCGCTGGCTGCTGCTTTCACCCTGGACGCCATCAAGGACGGCGTGCTGCAGGCCGTCAATTTTGCCGACGCCATGGGGGACATGGCCGCCCGCACGGGGCAGTCGGTGGAATCACTCACGGCCATGGGATACGCCGCCCAGTTCAGCGGATCGAGTATCGACACCTACACGGCGGGCATTGAAAAGCTGTCTGCCGGCATGGCGGATGCCATCAGCGGCAATGATGCTGCCGCCGGCATGTTCGCCCGGTTGGGCGTCAGCGTCACCGAAGCCACCGGCAAGTTGCGCGACAGCCAGTCTGTATTCCTGGAGGTTGCGGACCGCATTGCTGCCATTGAGTCGCCTGCCGAAAAAACAGCGGTGGCCATGGATGTCTTTGGCCGCTCCGCTGGTCCTGAGCTGCTGCAGCTGCTGAACCAGGGCAGCAGTGGCATCACGGCGTTGACCACCGAGGCTCAGCGCATGGGTGCGGTGATCAGCACCGAAACCGCCGCCCAGGCCGGGGAGTTCAACGATGCCATCGACCGCGCCAAGATTGCGGCCAACGGCTTGTACCTGGGAATCGCCAAGGAAGTGTTGCCGGTCCTGAACAACTTCAGCGGTCAGGCGCAGAATGCCGCTACCAGTTCCGGCGTGCTGGAGAAGTCTGCCACCGCGCTGGGTGTTGCTTTCAAGACGATCTACACCGGCGGCGCCGTGCTGGGCAATGTCCTGGGCGTGATTGGTGACCAGCTGGGGAAGGTTGGCGCCATGGCTGCAGCCGTGGCCGGTGGGGATTTCGATGAACTGGAAGCGATCTGGAAAGACCGAACGGCTGTGGAGCAGTACAAGGCCAGCATTCTGGAGCTGGGCAACATCTGGAATGATGTCGGCGCCAGCGCGAACAATGCTGCTGTCGCTCAATCTGCTGCCACCGGTGGGGCTGGCGGCAATGCCGCTGCCGGATTGCCCAAAGGCAAGGGCAAGGCGAAAAGCGGTGTAAAGGTTGGCGCTGCTGGTGCTGGTAAAAAGGGGAGCCGTCTGGATGAACTGCTGGCTGATGAGGGCATTGCCCGCGATGTGACCGACATCGCCTACGATGCCCAGCAGCGCAACCGCGATTTTGAGGAAACCGAGGCCCGCCGGGTGCAGGCTGCCAATGAATCGGCGGCCCAGCTGGAATACCTGAAGGAAAAGCAGCTGGCTGACGAAAAGGCCCTGCAGGAGGCCAAGCGGCAAGAGATTGGTCTGACGCGTGACTTTTTCCTCAGTGGTCTTGACCAGATGGCCCAAGGTCACGGCAAGGCCGCGAAGGCGGCGCAGGCCGTGCAGAAGGCGCAAACGCTCTATCAGATCGGGGTCAACACCTACTCAGCCGCTATGGGTGCGTATAACGCGCTGGCCGGCATACCGATTGTTGGGCCGGCGCTGGGCGTTGCCGCTGCTGCCGCAGCGATTGCATTCGGCGGCCAGATGATGGCGGGCGTGAACAGCGGCGGGAAACCGTCCGCCCCAGGTGCACCCAGTCTGCCGTCCGCATCGGGCGGCAGCGCCAGCGTGCAGCCTGTCAGCATGCAGCAGCCCGAGCGCACCCAGCAAACCATCCTCCAGATCCCCGCCAACAGCCTCATGACCGGCCGCATGATTGCGGATCTGCTGGATGACGCGCTGGGCGATGGCAAACAACTGACCAACCTGCGAGTGCAAGCCGTATGACCAGCACCGCCATCATCTGCTACGACAACCTGGCCGAGTCGCCGCTGCTGACTGCATCCACCGCCAGCAGCGCCGCCACCGGCTACAGCGCGGCAAACGCTTGGGACTGGCTGACCACCACTTACTGGTCGCCAACCTCTAACGGCGTGCAGACGTTGACGTTCCAGTTCAGCACCGCCGTCAGCGCCGACTATTTCGGCCTGTACCGGCACAACCTGGGCACCGTGGGCGCATCCGTCAAACTGCAACACAGCCCGGACGGCAGCACCTGGACCGACGCCTTCACCGCCGTCAGCCCGGATGACAACGAGATCGTGCTGCAAACATTCACCAGCGCCAGCAAAACCTGGTGGCGCATCCGGTTTGACCTGGGCAGCAGCGCCGAAAGCTTGTACGTCGGCATCGTTGCATTTGGCCCGCGCCTCACCACCCAATACGGCATGCCCGCCGGGTTTGTCGTACCCCGGCACGGCCGCGCCACCCAGATCCTGAACAACAAGACCGAGGGCGGCCAATTCGCAGGCCGGTCCATTATTGCTCGGGGTGCCCGGTCCACCATCACTATCCGCAACGCCACGCAAGCCTGGGCGCGGACGTACTGGGAACCGTTCGTGCGTCACGCCGAGCTTAAGCCGTTCTTTTTCAGCCGCAACCACACCGCCTACCCGGAAGACGCCGCGTTCTGCTGGAGCGATGGCGAGATCCCGGAATATGGCATCAATGACGACCGGCGCCAGACGTTGAGCATGCCGGTGCAGTGCTTGTTGAGCGGGGAGTGACAGCGTGACTGATTACCTCACCGAGGCCGCAAAATCCGGCAGAATCCCGGTCGTGTTTGTCGAGCTGGATATGGATGTCTGTACCCGGACATATGGCAGCAGCCCCTGTACGGCAGCTATCGGCACCACCGGCACAGCCAAATGCTACAACACATACGCCACCTGCCAAGACAAGCCCAATTACAACCAGGGGGTGAAAACCTACAGGTTTTGCGAGTCAACCGCGTCAATCCCGGTAGGCGTGCAAGCCATTCCGCTGCTGAAAAATGTCACGTTTGCCTCGCAGGTCATCACGCCGGGCAAGGGCCTGGGCGTGCGGGGCAGTGTCACCGTGCGGTTTTCGGATGCGCCCTGGACCGATGTGGACATTGACCCCTATTTTGCTGACCGCGCTACCCCGGCCGCCGGCACGTTCTGGGGCCGGTTCAGGGCACGCAACCCGTACTATGAGGGCCGCGCCATCCGCATCCTCAGTGGGTATATCACCAGCCCGTTCACCTGGGACACGTTCCAGACCCGCGCCTACATCATCGACAGCCTGTCCGCAGTGATCAAGGGCGATGAGGCGCAGATTGTCGGCAAAGACATCCTGAAGTTAGCCGACGATAAAAAAGCACTGTTCCCTGCGCCGTCCAGTGGCACGCTGTCTGCCGGTATCAGTAACAGCGCCACCAGCCTGACCGTGGCCCCTACCGGCGCCGGTGCTGATTACCCGGCTTCCGGAAAGATCGCGGTCAGCGGCGAGGTGATGAGCTATACCCGCAGCGGTGACGTGTTCACCGTCGCACGGGCGCAGAGCAACACGGTTGCCGAGGCCCATGATGCCGACGACACCGTGCAGCTGGTAGGTGAGTTTGTAGCCGCAGAGATACAGGACGTGATTTACGACCTGCTGACGGTATCGGCAGGCATCGACACTGCCTACATCGACAAACCGGCATGGGACACGGAGCGCGATACCTACCTGACCGGCGTCTGGAACCTGACCCAGCCGGAGCCGGTTGGCGTCAACACCCTGCTGGCCGAACTGACCGAGCAGGGAAACTGCCGCATCTGGTGGGATGAGATCGAGCAGCAGATCAGGTTCCGCGCCATCCGCCCGCTGGATGCCGCGCTGCCGGTGTACACCGATGACCTGCATTTTGGCGAAAACTCGGTATCGGTGACCGAGGACACAAAACAACGTGTCAGCACGGTGCTGATCTATTTCGGGCGGCTCAATCCGACTGAAAAACTGGACGACCTGAAAAACTATGCTGTGCGCTACATTCAGGCGGACACAGATGCTATCAGCGCCAATGAGTACGGTAGCAGCGTCATCAAGCGCATCAACAGCCGCTGGTTTTTGTCGTCCAGCCTGGGCCGCGTGCAGGATCTGGCCGATGCTCTGCTGATGACCTACCGTGACCCGCCTCGGTTGCTGGATTTCCGTATGGACCCGCGTCATGACCTGCGTGTTGGTGATATTTTCCGCGCACAAACCCGGTATTTGCAGGGCGTTGACGGCGCACCGCTGGCGCAGGCGTTTGAGGTCATCGAGGCGCAGGAGGAGCAGACCGGGCATGTGATTCGGTATCGGGCGCAG